TCCGCGAGGGGTATGAGCTGGTTCGTGGGGACGAGTACCCTGACTACCACGTGCCCACGGTTGAGGATGGCCGACATGCTGGCGTGATCAGCGTGGGAGGTCTTCTGCTTGCACGTATCCCCGAGGAAACTGCTGCGGAGCGTAGTGCATATTACCTGGACAGGGCGAACGACCAATTGCAGGCAGCTGACAATGAGTTGTTGAAGGCCAATGCTCACCATAGCATGGTCATTGACCGTCCGACTCGTCGCTCCCGCGTTTCATTCGGCGGCTCTAACAAGGGCTGACGAGTCATCTTTTTGAAGGAAACATCAAATGGCAAACGTAAATAAGCCCTTTGGTCTGCGTCCTCTCGGCAATCTCTCCGCTACTGGTGGTCAAAAACAGTACGGATACCTGATTGCTGATAACCAGTCCGGGGCGATCTATCAGGGTGACCTGGTTACCATTGACAATGGCTACCTGGTCAAGTTCAACAATACTGACCACACTTGTGCGGTTGGTGTGTTCAATGGATGCAATTACATTGATCCCACCACGGGCAAGCCCACCTGGAAGAACTACTACCCGGGTTCCGTCAACATCACCGCTGGCCAGATCGTGGCTGACGTGATTGACGATCCCAGTCAGCTGTTCATCATCCAGAACGCCGGCACGCCTACGCAAGCCAACATCGGCACCAACGCCGATATCACTGCCTCTACCACTGGCAGTAACACAACTGGTCTGTCCAACATGACCATGAGTGGCACCTTTGGCGATACCGCGTCTGCGGGCAACCTGAAGGCAGTTGGCCTGTGGAACGTACCGGGCAATGAGATGGGCCAATACGCCGTTCTCGTTGTGAAGATCAACGAGCACATCTACGGCAGCACTGGCACGCCGGGCTTTAGCACCTAAGGAGATCAATCATGGCTATTTCACGTGCACAACTGGTGAAAGAGCTTGAGCCTGGTCTCAATGCTCTGTTCGGCCTGGAGTACAAAAACTACGAGCAGGAACACACTCAGATATACTCTATCGAGTCGTCTGACCGTGCGTTCGAAGAGGAAGTGATGGAATCGGGCTTCGGCGAGGCCCCGGTGAAGACTGAAGGCGCTGGTGTCGGCTACGACCAGGCGCAAGAGGTGTACACCGCTCGCTACACCCACGAGACCATCGCCCTGGCGTTCTCGCTGACCGAAGAAGCCGTGGAGGACAACCTCTACGACCGTCTCTCGGCCCGCTACACCAAGGCCCTGGCTCGTTCGATGGCTCAAACCAAGCAGATCAAGGCGGCTTCCGTTCTGAACGGCGCTTTCACCACCTCTATCGGTGGCGACGGCGTTGCTCTGTGCGCGACCAACCACCCCACCCTGACTGGTCCCAACCTGTCGAACACCCTCGCCACTGCCGCTGACCTGTCCGAGACCTCTCTGGAGCAGGCGCTGATCGACATCGCAGCGTTCACCGATGAACGCGGCCTGAAGATTGCGGTTCAAGGCCTGAAGCTCATCATCCCGAAAGAGCTGATGTTCACGGCTGACCGCATTCTGAAGTCCACCCTGCGTGTTGGCACTGCGGACAACGACATCAACGCCGTCAAGAACATGGGCATGGTGCCGCAAGGCTACACCGTGAACCACTTCCTGACCGATCCGGACGCTTGGTTCATCAAGACCGACGCCCCGAACGGCATGAAGATGTTCGAGCGCGTGTCAATGAAGACCGCTTTCGAAGGCGACTTTGACACCGGCAACGTCCGCTACAAGGCTCGCGAGCGCTACAGCTTCGGCTTCAGCGACCCGCGCGGTCTGTTCGGTTCGCCCGGCGCTGCCTAAGCGTCGACAAACAGAAAAAGGGGCTTCGGCCCCTTTTTCTTTTTTTAAAGATGCTGTATATTGGACCCATCCCGGGGTCCCCGGTGTATCTGACAGTCCCGGCTGACGACATGCAGACAGATACACCCCAACTTGCATGTGAGGATCAAAATGGCTTCGACCACTTTCTCCGGCCCCGTCAAAGCGGGCCCCATCAAAGAAACCACTGGTACCACCGTCGGCACCAACGTCAAAAACACCGGCTTTGTGCTGATGGCACAGTCGGTCGTGATCGACATCATCGGCGCTACCGCCGCTGACCAGGTTGTTGCCACTATCCCTGCGGGTTCGCAGATCGTTGATGTCATCCTGAACGTCGTCGTGGCGAACACTGACACCGGCACTGCCACGGTGGCTGTGGGCACCTCCGGTTCGGGCACTGCATTCCTGCCTGCGACTTCTGTCAAGTCTACCGGCACGACTCGCGGCACGTTGACGAACAGCGCGGCTACGGATGTCGGCACTTCCGACATCCAGGTCTTGGCTGACTTCACTGCTCAAAACGGCAACGGCTCTGCCGGTTCCGCTACTGTCACGGTTCTGTACATCCAGAGCAACGACCTGTAAGGAAGCTGCATGAGCAACAGCAACATTCAGGCGGTCACAGAGACCGGCGATGCTCATGCGATTGCGGGAAGAACCCGCATCGCGGGCATCTACTACACGTGCGGGGCCACGGCGTCTTCGTTTTCTTTGAAAAACGGGACGACCTCGGGCGGGACGGCGTTGATTACCATCAACACGCCCGCTGCAGCGGGGGCATACGACATCATTCTTCCGGATATGGGGATTGTGTTCTCGGACGCGGTCTTTGTGGACTTCGCAGACGCCAACGTCACAAGCGTGACGCTGTTGTTCTACGGTGGAGCAGCGGTGTAATGGCTTCCAAGGGCATGGGCATCAAAACCTCGGTGAAGAGCGGTAACTTCCGCGCCACCAAGGAGGGGGCCGGCATGACCAAAAAGGGGGTGGCGGCGTTTCGCAAGGCCAACCCTGGAAGTAAGTTGAAGACGGCGGTGACCACTAAGACTCCGTCGCCTGCAGAAGCAAAGCGGCGTGCGTCATACTGTGCGCGGTCCGAAGGACAAATGAAGGACTTCCCTGATGCTGCCAAGGACCCGAACAGCCGGCTGCGCCAGGCCAGGAAGCGGTGGAGGTGCTGAGCCGTGGAAATGATGGTCTGGAACGTGGTTTTGACTGCGATCGTAGCGGTTATGGGGTTCCTGCTGAAGGGTAAGTTTGATGAGGTAGGCCGTCTCGGCATCCTGCTCAACAGGACGCGCGAAGAGGTGGCCAGGGATCACGTGACACGCAAAGAGGTGGATGACCGCTTCGACAAGTTCCTTAGCCATGTGGACCAGCGGTTCAACAGGCTTGAGGCTAAGCTAGACGAAATCGGAAAGAATGGGTAAAGACATGAAATCCAAACTGGAAATGGTCAAAAAAGGTGGCAAAAAGGTTCCGGCCTTTGCCGCTGATGGCGTGGGCAAAATGAAAAAAGGTGGCATGACTGGCATGCACATGATGCCTAACGGCAAAATGATGAAAGACTCTGACATGAGCGACAAAATGGGTCGCGCTGTCAAACGTAAAACGGCCGACGTCAAGGGCCGTGCAATGAAGAAAGGAACCTGATCATGGCTGGAAAAGGTATGGGATGTGCAATGCGCGGGGGCGGTGCTGTTGAGTCGGGCCCGCGCAATCGCATGATGTCGGAAACCAGCAAGAAAACTGGTCCCATCATGATGAAAACGGGTGGCGCGGTCAATCAGCACAAGCGCATGGCCATGGGCAAGCCCATTGGCAAGATGGGCGGCGGCATGATGACCAAGGCTTACAAAAAGGGCGGGGCAGCCTGCTAAATGGCCACTTCAGGCACCACTACGTTCAACCTGTCGATTGACGACCTGGTTGAGGAGGCATTTGAACGATGCGGCATGCGGCCGCAGAGCGGTTATCAGCTCTCGTCCGCGCGTCGCTCGCTCAACCTGCTGTTCCTTGACTGGGCCAATCGCGGGTTGAACTTGTGGACGATTGAACAGGCGACGTTTGCGCTGACCCAGGGGGTCAATGAGATCACATTGCCGACCGACACCGTCAACGTGCTGGAAGCCGTCATTCGACAGAGCAGTCAAGGCACCAACACAGACGTCTACATTGAGCGAATCAGTCGAGAGGACTGGCTCAATGTGCCGGACAAGACAAGCCAGGCGCGTCCGTCTCAGTTCTATGTGCAGCGGGCCAATACCCCCAAGGTCTTTTTCTACCCTGCGGCAGATCAGGCCTACACCTTCGTGTATTACCGCATCCGGCGCATCCAGGATGCAGGCAGTTACACCAACGACGCTGATGTCAATTTCCGATTCTTGCCCTGCCTTGCCTCTGGCTTGGCCTACTACTTGTCGTTGAAGTTCGCGCCTGAGCGCGCAGGGGCCCTGAAGGCCATCTACGACGAGGATTTCACCCGGGCGGCATTGGAGGATAGAGACACGGCCAGTGTGCAGTTCGTGCCTGACCTGGGGGTCTGACATGGCAACTGCATCAGGCAAATACTCCCTTGCGCTCTGCGACTTCTGTGGGCAGCGCTACCCGTACAACGTCCTGCGCAAGCAGTGGCAAGGGTTTATGGTGTGTCCTGATGACTATGAGCCCAAAGAGCCCCAGCTAGAGCCGCTGCGCTACCGTGGAGACGCCATTGCCCTACGTGACCCTAGGCCGGACCGTATTGAACCGGTATCCGTGTTTGTAGGGGCACCAGGCTTTACTGCTTTCCAGAGTTTTGGCAGCGCTCGTGGAACCAATGACATGCGGCCCTACTATGATGGACAGGCGCTCATTGCCCAGGGCGTGGTCGGATCAGTGACTGTGAGCATCTCATGACCTACGACGAACTTGTCACCAACATCCGAAACTACACCGAGGTGGGGAGCAACGTCTTCACCGAGTCGGTGATCAACACGTTCATCACAATGGCGGAGAACCAGATTCTCCGTGAGATTGACCTGGACGTGTTCAAGCTTGAAGCCACTGGTAGTCTGTCTGCCAGCAACCGCTTTTTGACGATCCCCAACGGCATGCTGACGCACCGTTATCTGATGATCACGTCGGCGTCTGGTGACCAGGTCTTTCTGGATTTCCGCGACACCTCCTTCATGAAGGAGTACTGGACCGACAGCACCGAGACGGGCACGCCCAAATACTACTCTGTGTGGGACCAGAACACCTTCTACGTGGCTCCTACCCCCAACTCTCCCTATACGGTGGAGTTGGGCTACATTTATCGGCCTCCACAGTTGTCTTCGGCGAATCCGACTACCTGGATTAGCACCAATGCCCCTGAGGCGCTGCTGTACGCATGCCTTATCCAGGCCTACAGCTACACCAAGGGGCCTTCGGACATGATGTTGTACTTCCGCCAGGCCTACAAAGAAGCTATCCAGGGTCTGGGTATGGAACAACAGGGCCGCCGCCGCCGCGATGAGTACCGCGATGGCATGATGCGCCTCCAGATCAAATCGGAGTCGCCTGGACCATGATTACTGCTGCCCCAACCGCACTTATTGGAGGCGTGAGCGTCCAAACCAGCCACGGGCGTGGCTGGTCGGTGGACGAGCTCGCCCAGCGCGCGGCCGACAAGATCATCTATGTTGGCGATCAGTCTCATCCAACCGTCCAGGCGCAAGCACGGGCGTTCAAACAGGAGATCAGGCGCGTCGTGGGGTTCTACCTGCACGAGGCCGTCCAGCAGGACCGTGCGACCCTGGCAGCGCGTCTGCGCCAGGCTGGCTATCCTGACCTTGTTTCACTGCTGGAGGACTGAGCAATGGCATTCTCTGGCGATTACTTGTGCACCAGCTTTAAAGTCCAGCTACTCAGGGCGGTCCACAACTTCACGGCGCTTACCGGTAACACCTTCAAGCTGGCGCTGTACGACAACACAGTGTCCTTCGATCAAACGACCACTGCCTACACCAGCACGGGTGAAGTGCCTGCATCTGGAACCTATGCGGCCGGCGGTGGTGCCTTGGTCAACGTGACGCCGACCAGCGTCAACACGACTGCGCTGACTGACTTTGACGATCTGTCGTTCACTGGAGCAACGATCACGGCCTATGGGGCGATGATCTACAACTCCTCGGCGGCGGGCAATCCGTCCGTTTGCATTTTGGATTTTGGCGGTGCCAAGACTTCGAGCAGCGGGACCTTCACCGTCATCTTTCCCCCGGCCAACGCCACCAGTGCGCTGATCCGAATCGTCTGACATTGGAGAAACAGGCTCTTCTGTCTACAATCCCTAAACTGTCTCGCAAGGAGTACTCATGTCAAAAGAACTCGCAAAATCTGTGGATGTCGTCACTGCCGGCATGATCGCCAATGCCCGCCCCGTCTCGAAGGCGCGCGCAGGAGGCATCTATCGCGTGGAATGCGTGGGTGTTGATGGCAAGGTCAAGTGGGTGGAAGAGTCCCATAACCTGGTGGTCAATGAAGGCCTGCAGGACATGAACACCAAGTACTTTAAGGGCGTTACCTACACGGCGGCCTGGTACTTGGGACTCATCACAGGCCCTGGCTCTGGCACCACGATCGCAGCTGGAGACAACTTGGCCACCCACGGGGGCTGGACCGAGTTCACCAACTACACCGGCAACCGCAAGGCCGTCACGTTTGGAACGGCCACAACGGCCGATCCGTCCGTCATTGACAACAGCGCGTCGCCCTCGTCCTTTGTGATCTCTGGTGGCGGCGGCACGGTGGCGGGGGCCTTCTTGTGCTCGGTTGCCACTGGCACCTCCGGCATCCTGTTCTCCGCCTCTGATTTCCAGTCCCCTGGCGATCGCGTGGTGGTCAGCGGAGACACGCTCAACGTCACTTATACGTTCAGCCTGGATGCTGTTTGATAGGGGACTGCGATGGAGAAGATCGACTTCGAGTTTGACTCCCAGTTTGGCGTCTTTCGGGATGCCATTCACTTGCCCGAGGATCACGGGTTGAGTGGCGATGAGATTCAGGCGATGAAACAGCAGCGCTTTGATAACTGGCTCGCCATCGTAAACGCCCCCTCCGAAGAACTGCCGCCTGTAGAATCGCCCCCTGAACAGGGGGTGTAAATGGCTGATCGTTACTGGGTAGGTGGGACGGGAACTTGGAACACCACCAGCACAACAAATTGGTCCGCATCAACTGGCGGAGCTAGTGGCGCATCTGTCCCTACCGTAGCGGACAACGTCATCTTTGATCAGGCAGGCACCTACACCGTCACGATGACGGGCGCTTTGGCGTGTCTCGACATCACCGTCTCCGCAGGCACCGTCACCTTTGCTACGGGCACCGCCCCTACGCTCAACGTGCGCGGCTCCATGGACCTTCGGGCAGGAACGGTGTGGAGTTCTACTGGTACGACCACGTTTAGCTCTACGGTTACTGGGAGAACAGTCACAACAAACGCAGTGACGCTTTCTGGGGCGGTGACTTTTAACGGAGCCGGTGGAGGTTGGACGCTAGGGAGCGACCTTACGGTCGGCCCTGGAATAACGGTCGCATTGAGTGTTTTGCAGGGGACATTTAGTACCAGCAACTTCAACATCACTTGCGGAACGTTTGTATCTACTGGCGTTCTGACACGCACACTCAACCTTGGGTCATCAAATATTTCCTCCGGAAGTGGCGGAGCGGGGTTTACCACACCAAACTTTACTAGCACAGGCATTACTTTAAATGCCGGAACTTCTACGTTTGTCTGTGACAATAACAATACGTTTGCTGGGGCAGGGCTGACATTTGCCAACTTTTCATGGGTAGGAATAACAGCAGGGCAAGCATACGCAATTACTGGTGCGAATACATTTACCAACTTTACAGTTTCTGGACCATCAACGGCTGGGGTTAAAACGGTCACTTTCGACTCCCAGCAAACAATTAACGGCACCCTGTCCACCACGGGCACGGCAGGCAACCGGCGGGTGTTCTTTGCCTCTGTCGCCTATGGTATCTCTGAAGACCTTGTAGTCAACTCTGCCCCCAGCCTGACAGACGCAGACTTCCGTGGGATTTATGTTACGGGCACATCGGCCCCCATCTCAGGCACACGTATTGGCGACCGTGGTGAATGCAGGAACATTACTTTTGACACTCTTAAGACGGTGTATTGGAATTTGCCTGCTGGCGGAAACTGGTCCGCAACCGCATGGGCGTCGTCGTCTGGGGGAACGGCCAGCAACGATAACTTTCCGCTGCCTCAAGACATAGCGGTCATTGAGAACACGGGGCTGAATAACGGGGCGACGGTCACTCTGAACGCGAGTATTGGCTACATCAGTACCATCGACATGTCTACCCGGACTACGGCGATGACACTGACGATCAACTCGCAGATTGTGTATGGGAGTTGGAAAAACGGATCAGGCGTTACTTTTTCAGGCATTGGCACCCTAACTTTTCAAGGAGGCAAAACGCAGCTTATAACTTCCGCTGGCATAGCATTTTCTAACTCCTTCATCTTTGACAGCTATGGCGGAACGGTAAAACTTGCGGATGCGTTCTCAACCACTACCCAGTGGTTCTTGTCCAACGGAACTTTTGATACTGACGGTAATACTCTCACGATCTATTCGTTAAACATCTCAAATGCGCCCGCTGGTAGCAGGGCTGTCTACCTCCGTAACTCTACAGTTTCATTAAACACCCTGTCGGGGACTCCGGACGCACTCCTCACATTCGACGCAGGTACTTCAACGATCAACGTAGAGACTGGCCTCTATTCCGCGCTGACGTACTATGACGCAATCATAACGGCTGCACTTGCGCTTGGTAGTACAGGGGGGCTATCTGGGACGTATCGAAACTTGACGGTCACCACGGATGGAAATGCAGGCACGTTTACCGCTGCATCAACAGGGATCACAGTAACTGGCACGCTGTCCATGACGGGCGCAAGCGCTAGTTCTAGGTACTTATTGCAGTCCAATACGCTAGGAACCCAGATAACAGTCTCTGCTGCAACTGTGTCGTCGCTTTCCGACGTGGATTTCATGGATGTTGCATTTGCAAGCCCCGTGTCTGGAACGCGGCTTGGGGATGCTGGAGGGAATTCCAACATCACCTTTGCGTCTCCTAAGACGGTCTATTGGAACCTCGCGGGGGCTCAAATTTGGTATGCGACTGGGTGGGCCGCGACATCAGGTGGCGCTCCGGCGATCAACAATTTCCCCCTGCCTCAAGACACTGCTGTGTTCAACAACGCCGGCAGTGTCACGGGCACTATTACCATACCGAGTGAGGGAGTAATTGGAACGCTGGACGCCAGCGCCAGAACAACTGCAATGACCTTGGCGATTTCTGCGAACGTCAATGCGTATGTTTATGGTGACTTCAAATTAGGGACAGGCGTTACCACTAGTTCCACATCGTCGTCCGTATATTTTCAAGGGCGTGGAACTCAGACCATTACTTCTAACGGAAGGACCATCGTCTGGGGGGTGGTCATTTCTAAGGGGTCATTTACTGGTCCTCCCACAACGCAGCTTGCGGACGCAATCGTTGTTACCAACGTGGCTGGGATATTCAATCAGGGGGGATTTAATGCTGTCACATACAACGTGACATCAACTAACTTTGCTACAAGCAGCACCCTGAATATGGGCACGGGCACGTGGACCATGACCTCAACAGGGACGGTTTGGTCCGCTGCAACCGCGTCTGTGATTACCAAAGGTACGGCCAACATTGTCCTGTCCAGCACGAGCACTGTTGCGAGAACTTTTGCCGGGGGAACTCAGGCGTATAACCGGTTGACTATTGGCGGAGCCACTGGAACGTCAACTACCACCATTACTGGAAACAACACATTCACCGAGTTGGCGTCCACCAAAACTGTTGCACATACGATTGCGCTTGGAACTACGACCCAGACATTTGGCGCATGGACGGTAACAGGAACCGTGGGCAACGTAGTCACCGTTAGCGGCACTGGAACAAACCATGTCATTGCGGGGCCAAGGGTTTCAGGCGTGAACTACTTGGCAATGGGTTCGATTGGCTTCACAACAAGCCCCGCAGAGTTCTACGCTGGCGTGAACTCAACGGGAACTGGTTCCGGCGTGATCTTGACAGCCGCTCCTGCTGCCCGCACTCTTTATTGGCGGGGTGGCACGGGCAACTGGTCAGACACAACCAAATGGGATACTGTCTCCGGCGGTCCCGGCCCTGCTGCCATTCCAACCTCAGCAGACGCAGTAATTTTTAATGCTGCCTCAAATGCCACAGCATATACGGCTACGGTTTCTGGTGTCAGCATTGCAAGGTGCGCTTCCTTTAATATAGCTGGTCCAGCAACGGGTAACGTTACTTTTGCGGGCAGTGTGCCAATTGCTTTTCATGGCGATGTTACGGTTGCTGCGACTGGCGTTACTCGCACATATACCGGGGCAATAAACTTGTCTGGGAACGCTAGTCGCACGTTTACAACCAACGCCATCGCTTTTGCGTCAAACGTTACAGTTAATGGTATCAATTCCACTTGGTCGCTTGGTAGTGCATTGAATATTGGCTCCAGTGGATTAACTGTTACAAACGGTTCTTTTGACACGTCCGTAAGCAATTACGCGCTGACTCTTGGTACGATATCTTCTGCAAATTCAAATACTCGCTCCATTACGCTGAACGGCTCCGTAGTATCTGTTAGTGGTCTTTCTTCGTCGGCCATATTTATTAGCCTGATAACTGGTTTAACATTTAACGCCGGGTCATCGCAGATTAATTTATCTAGCACTACGACAGGAATTGCATCTGGTGGGTTGACATTTAATAATGTTGCCTTTACAAACTCTGCATCTGCAACCACGATAGCAATTACCGGCGCAAACACATTTAGCACCTTGTCGTTTGCTGGGCGGACTGTTACTGGCGTGAACCGGGCAACCTTCTCCGCCAATCAGACAATCTCCACGCTGACGCTAAACGCGGGTACGACTTCTGCATACCGTACCATGCTTCAGTCGGACTCGATTGGAACTACGCGGACTTTAGCGGTGACCACGCTGACGGCGGG